AAATGGAGTATTCCTAGTATCATTGAACCTAAGGCGTATGGACGTCGATGGCCCTGTGAGTACTGGGTTGTGATTCAGAAGCGTTATGCTACTGAGGAATCCTTGAAGCTTGATGATGGATCTTTTAATTCTTTTAAGAATAGAGTTCCTAACTGGTCTTTGGTTACTCCTGATGAAAATGGCTACCCTGACTTAGACTTCTGTGAATTTATTCCGTATGATGGCCTGGTTGGTGCTCGTAAAACTGGCGCCGCTCTGAGCTATGATGAAGTCATGGATGAAATTGAAAGGGTTTATAATCAGAAGAAAGCTTTTTCTGATGGTAATTTGAAGAGTCATGTTGCCTTTCGTGCCAAACTTTCGGCACAGAGGAAAGCAGGCAAGATCCTGCCAGTGTGCAAACCGCAAGCTGGTGATGATGGGTTGCCTGATCTCGAGCCCTGTGATGACTCATGCTATGACGAAGCTGAAATCGTCGAATTTTGTCGAGTTCTGAGTTTGCCCGTTGATTTAGTTAACGCAGCAATCTCTCCATTTCCTGCAAAACGTGAGCTTCCGTTCTGGGATCAGTGTGTTCTGGTCCGAGAAGCTTACATGGATCGCAAGGTGCGACCTTTTACTACTAAGGTTGCCGCGGCCCTTCAGGGAGTGGTTGACTTTCTGACAAAGTCCCCTGTTATCTCTACTGTTTTACTTGGGTTGACTGCTGGTATGTTGATTTGGCATTTCGTTAAGCCATCAATTATCACTGAACCACAGGCGTATCATGCTAAGAGTTCTCATTCAAAGCATGCTAATAAGTCTGTTGCTCGCACTGCAGCCCTCCCTAAGACGGCAGTTGATATCCCTCTTGCGGATCCTCAAGCTTCCTGCATCTCTCAAAATACTCACGATATCTGTCGCGTTGTTGATCGTAAGTCAAAATTTATTGTGACGTTGCGTAATCAAATCTACGATGAATCCTTAACTCATGCTGATGAGCAAAGTGTTCAGGTCGGACCGACATTCGGTGGTGCTCTTTTCTATGGCGGACGAGTGGCTGTTATGCCCTCTCACTACCGAGATCGTGTTTTGAGTCCACGCGGTGTGCTCCCTTCTTATGCGGATACTTATCCTAATCTGGTGATGCGTTTTACTCGCTGTACTGGTTCTGACAAGCCTTGGTTCTTCGAAGTTCTCTGGAGAGAGCTTAATGAGGACAATGGTTATAAGAATTTTATGTGGACTGGATGTAATGAGGATCAGATGTTTGTTCAATTGCCGGTGGCTTGCCCACGAATGAAAAACATTCTTGACTTCATTCCGTCTGAGAAAGAGCCTTTTTGGGACGGAAATTTCAATGGTGCTTTGATGCGTAAGAATCCTTCTGGAGGTTATGACCTCGAAGGAGCGCTTATGGGGGTTACTAAGAACGTCGCGTATGCTGATTATATTGGCATTAAGATGATTACTTATGCCATTGATACGTTGCACGGAGAGTGTGGAAGTCCAGTGTTTGTGACTGACACCCGTGTTAAAAAGCCTTGGTTGTGTGGGATTCATGCAGCCGGAGACTCGGTTCTTCTGGGTCATGCTTTACCCCTCGTTCGCGAGGACTTAGAGTTTGCTCTGCGTTATTTTGAGCAAGCACCTACGGAAAGTCTGGAGGTGCATGGAGGTTCTGACGAGCCCGTCGTCCCTCCTACTCTACCACAGGGCGGCTTTGTGCATTATACAAGCTGCCTAGGGCCAGCGTTGCCTATATCTCAGGCATCCCGAACTGGCATCACTAGAGCCCCATTACATGGAATCATGGGGGAAGTTCAGACCGCACCTGCTCGTCTAACACCCGGAATCCTAGATGGAATGTTCGTTTCGCCCTTGGAAAAATCTATTTCTAAGAACTGTAATCCTCGTCTTGCGTTTAACTCTAAGTTATTGCGCCAGGCTACCTTGCAGACTTCTAAGAAGATTTATTCCGTGGTGGCGAATGATGATCCTGGACCCGTACCATGTGTCTGGGATCAGTTTCATGCTATTGAAGGTGATTTGGAATTTAATCCAATTACGCGTTCTACGTCAGCCGGTTATCCTTGGAATTTAAGGTATGACCGTAAGAAGAAACGAGATTTTCTTGGACATGACGACTATGACTATTCTAGTCCCGCATGTCAAGAGCTGTTTCGTGTTCTTGCTGATAAGCGTAAGAAGCTTTATCAGGGTATTGATCCTGGTTTTGTCTTTGTTACTAATTTAAAAGATGAAACGCGTCCAAAAGCTAAAGTTGAATCGTTTTCTACCAGATCTACTGAAGCTGAGCCCATTGATCTTACCATTCTGACTCGTGAGTTGTTTGGTGATTGGATGAAGTATATGCATAAGACGAAGATACGCCACGGAGTGTTGGTTGGGATTAATCCCTACTCGCAAGACTGGAGTGTCCTAGCCAAGAAGCTACTTTCCTATGGTGATCGTATGATTGCCGGAGATCATAGTGCTTGGGACGGGAACTTCCCTACGGTGTTGTGGTTCGAATTCCTTGAGATTGTCGAGGGGTATTATTGGAACTCAACGCCCGAAGAGAGACTAGCCAGACGAACTATTATCGAAATCTTGGCCAATACCAAACATCTTGTTGTTACAAGAGATGATTGGTGGAAATTGGTGAGTGAAGATGAGTTTCGTGCCGCCGCAGACGAAGACCAGAAGGTTCTTGTTGAAGAATTTCTTTCTGAGATCAAGCTGCCAGCCGCTCTCAAGACTGACTATTTCGATGATCTAGTGTCTAAAGATGACTATGTTACGGCGTTTCTACGATGCCTGAAACCTGGGAAGCTTAAGGCCTTTATCATTGAGTGGTTTGGGTCTTTGACCTCTGGAGGTACTCTCACGTCTCAAGCCGGGTCTGTCGGAAATCAAATCATTAGCCGATATGCTGGGTACGATCATTATCTCAAACCGAAAGGCGGTCATTTGTCTTACGAGAAGTGGGATGATGTTCCTTTTGAAGAGATTGAGAAGGATAATGGATTCTTCACTTTCGGTGACGACAACGTTATATCTGTCGGCCCGAAGAAGTTCTTTACGTTTGCAGACTTGAAGGCGAGTTTTAGCCATTACAAGATGAACTATACGAACACGAAGAAGACCACTGCGTCTCATGATTATGAGCGACTTTCCGAAATCGACCTGCTCCAACGAGGCTTTGTCTATGACGAAGAGCGTGGCATATGGCTTTCGCCCCTCAATAAGGTATCGATTTCTGAGATGGTCAATTGGATTAGAGGTTCAGCTCGACCGGGTGATTATGAAAGGAATATTCGAAGTGCTATCAAAGAATATTCCCAATACCCCGAGTCCGAGTTCCACGAAGATGTGGAATTGAAACTCAAACCCGCTGCTGCGGAGAAGCTGAATATGCGCTTTCCGGAGCTTACTTGGTCGAATGCCCGTGATGAGTTAACTCACACGGATGCATTCTACCGATAAATTTAACCCCCTCCGATTACAAGGAGGTAAAATAAGTTGTACAAATGCCTTGAATTTTTAATTTTTGAAGAACCTGTTAGTTACAGCAGTAATTGTAAACAAACCAATTTTGATTATGGGTAATACGATAAGCAACTGGTGGGTACCAACGGGCCATGGTAATTACGGCCAAGGATACGGAGCGTCTCTAAGAAGAGACGACGTAACTATTACTCGGAGAGAGAACTCCGTCACCAAAGCTCCCCCTGCATTGATTGCCGCAGGATGGGAGAAGCTAGATCGCCCGGCTAAACCCCAGGTTGGAGAGACATCCGACCGGGGCGCCGAAGAGGAGAAGTCATGCTGTGAGCTGCCTTCTACTACAATGACTGAAGATGGATGTTCTGCCATGAATATGTTCTCAAGTATGGGAACAATGGATCTACTTCGGTCACAGGAAACTTCTATTGAAGACTTTATGATGAAGCCCTTTTTCGCTGCTGATGTAAGTTGGACTACGTCCCTTACAGCCAACACAATTATCTCTGGCTCTCAGATTAATGTCAACGATTTGATTTCTTCCCTAAATTCGTACTTTTTGAACAAGGTGCAGGGCTTTGCTCTGTATCGAGGTACAATAGTTTGTCATGTGAAAATAAACGCAATGCCATTTCAACAAGGCCGTTTGCTCCTACATTTTCTGCCAAATTACGTTCAACGTGTCGCTCTGGATACGAGTTTCGGACCGATGCACAACGCTAGTCTTACTACGAAAAGTATGCAGCCAAGTATTGAATTAGATGCCCGTGATACTGAGTGTATTATGGAAATCCCGTACGTGTCTCCTACCAATTGGTGTAAGATTATCCAGCCCACACAAGGCGCTACCAGTGAGTATTATGACTGGGGCACCTTCTTTCTATCTGTTTTGAGTCCTTTGATGGTCACTGGCGATGCCGGTGTCGTTGAGGTTGATACCTCCATCTATTTTTATTTTAAGGATTTTGAACTTTGTGGGCCTACTGTTCCTCAGGCTGGGGGCGGTGGCAAACTAAAGAAATTTAAGAATGCTTCTACTAATCGAGAACAAGCTACTGTTTCTGATCATGGTCCCGTTACCACTGCTCTTTCTTTAGCTTCTCAAGCTGCTGATGCTTTGTCTAGCATCCCTATGGTTTCTTATGTTGCCGAACCCCTTTCCTGGGCTCTTCGAGTTGCTTCTGGCGTGGCCTCAGTATTTGGCTGGTCCAAGCCCCAAAACAACTCCTCTACTGGATACGTCTCGCTTGCGTTTAACAAGTATGCAGCCACGTCTGATGGTGATGATCCTAGTTATACTTTGGGTCTACTCCATGACAATGCTGTACTCATGACTGATATTAATTCTCTTCGTCATGAGGACGAGATGTCCACTCGCTTCCTTTATGGTGTTGAGGCTTACCTCGGCACTACTACTGCTTGGACGCTTACCACTACCTCTGGTACGTCCTTATTTTCTCAGTCCATTTCTCCGAGTGCTATGTTCGCTCAGGGTAGTCTTACTTATGGTACGACTCCCTCGCACACTGCGCTCTATAATATGGGCCCCCCTTTCTGGTACTTGTCTAACTACTTCGCTTTTTGGCGTGGTTCTATTAAGTTAAAGTTTAAGGTTATTAAGACTGATTTCCATTCTGGTCGTTTACAACTTACTTATACTCCGATAGGTTATGGTACCATCAAACACCCTACTCTTACTACCTCAAATATTGCTTTGCGTGAAATTATTGATATCCGCACCGGCAATGAGTTTGAGTTCACTCTTCCCTGGTATTGCGCTACTAATTATCTTCCTGTAGCCCAAGCCGCCGGTAATGTTGATATTCTAGTTCTTAATGAGCTCAAAGGTCCCGCCTCCGTGTCGTCCACAGTTAATATTTTGTGGTATGCATGTGCAGGCGATGATTTTGAGCTCGCTGGTCCTGGAGCTAACTTCGTTACTGGAACCGGGAATACTACCCCTTACCCTTTTTCCCCTCAATCTGGTGAAGAAGTTATTGTTTCCGAAAAAGTTGGTGGTCAAGGTACTACCAAAGATTCTATGGTTCATTGTTTACATTCCATGGGAGAACTTTTTTGTAGTGTGAAGCAATTACTAAATCGCCAGAATTCACTCAATTTCTCTACCTGGATTACTGGCAGCGGTATTACCCTTTGGCCTTGGTTTGTTTCTGTTATTTCTTTGAACGGATCTACTGGGGCTGTTGTTAGCCCCGTCTGTGGCGGTGATATGTATAGCATTATTGCGCCTATGTATGCCTTTTATAAAGGTAGCATGCGCATTGGTGTTAAGCAGCCCGCGGCCTCAACTACTAATCAAGTAGCCGCTATTTCTCCGACCTATTTTAATAACCACACTAGTGTGGCTATGATCGGTCAACCGCTTTGGGATCCTGGTTCTTCTTCCAGTACTACCTGGGCGAGCAGCGGTCTTGGTCTTAGCAATGTTTTGAATCAAGGCGTTGCCGTTACTCAGGCCGGCATTGGAGCTGCAATTTATCGCCTCCCTTACTACTGCCAAACCAAGTGCTCATTACTCTTGGCTCAATCTACTGCTTCGGCAAACATTTCCACTGATGTATCTCAGCCGTGGACTATGTTAGGCATCGAAGTCTACGGAACTTCCTTTGGAACCACCAATGGAAATGTCGTGACTCGTGCCTGTGCTGATGACTTCCAATTTTCTTATTTTATTGGTTGTCCTCCTCTTCTGGTTAATTACCAGTAGAGTGAAGCCCCCTTTTTAAAAGAAAGGTTTTTACGGATTTCTAATCCCGAATTTTACTTTCGCATCTACTAATCGTCTTCTATGACTTTCCTTACCTATTTTTGCAGTGTCCCTGCTTCTTCAGTTTTTATCTGGTTCGTCTTACCGCGTCTAAAAAAGCGTTATCTTTGTGTCCTGTGTTAGGACCATTACTCGGCCTCTGTTCTTACATTGCTCGATTTTTTTATTAGCAAAAAAAAAAAAAAAAAAAAAAAATTACTCACTTGTACCTTGTTGTACTCTGCGTTGATACC